GTCGACAAAATGGACGGTACCGGTCCGTCCGGGATGACCCTGGATACGACGAAGCTCAACGTCTACAAAATCCAGATGCAGTGGCTCGGAGCTGGCAACATCGACTTCTACGTCGAAGATCCTGGCGAGGGACAGTTCGCTCTGGTTCACCGGATCAAGTACGCGAACGCGAACACGAAGCCGAGCATCAGAAACCCGACGATGAAGCTCGGTTGGGCGGCAGCGTCGCTAGGATCAACGACAAATCTCACGGTGAAAGGCGCCAGCGGATACGTCGCCGTCGAAGGTCGCCGCGTTCACGTCAGGAACCCGTTCTCTGCGACCGCGACAAAGGGCGGAATCTCTAGTGCAGTTCCCGTCCTGAGCATCAGGAACGGGAAGACCTTCGGAGGACGGATCAACTTCCGCGAGGTTCTCCCGCTCCGTGCGAGCGTCGGAACGGACGGTTCTGGGTCCGCCCCCGTCACGGTCTACTTCTACATGAACGCGACCCTGACCGGTGCTCAGTGGCTCAGCGCTTGGAACGAGAGCTGCGTACACTACGACACGAGCGCGACGGCGCTATCAGGAGGAACGTACCTTGCTGTTCAAGCGCTGGCGAAGAACGGACAAGCGGTGATCGACCTCAAGTCGATGGACATCGTCGTGTCAAGCGACGACGTCGTCACGATCGTTGTTGGAACGAGCGCCGGAACGGTGACGGCTGCGGTCTCCATCGCCTGGAACGAGGAGTGATGGACGGCCCTCTCTACACCGCGAGCGACTGGGGAAACGAGTTTCACAGCTCGACGGTCGACGAGCTTCTCGGGGCTGGAGCGGCTGGACCTGGGAAAACGCTCGTCCTGCTCATGGACGTTGTCCCGCAGATCATCAGTGAGCACAACAGGTGCCTCGATCCGAAGCATCCGAACAGGCAAAGGTGGGGAGACTCGACGGGATGGGCGCTCTCGCTTCGCCGGGAGTTCCCCACGCTCGAGGAAACGATTGCGCGTTCTGAACGCATCTTTCCGCGCATCGACCCAGACGCAAAGTACGATCGTCAGCGCCACATGTGGCAGTTCCGTTCGGGGTACAAGTTTCAGTTCGGCCACTGCCAACGCGAAAACGACTGGGAGAAGTATTACTCAAGCCAGTTCACGCACATCGCCTTCGACGAAGCGAGGCAGTTCACGAGAGAGCAGTACGATCAGATCTCGACTCGTCTCCGATCGAGCGACCCGGTCCTTCGCCCGATGCTCAAGGTTCGTCTCGCGAGCAACCCAGGAACTTGCCTCGACGAGAAAAATCCGAACTGGCTCAGAGAGTATTTCGTCGACGAGGCGCCAGAGGGGCGCGTCGTGTTGAAGCGAAAGGTGAAGCGTCGGAGCGGGGAGAACTTCGTTCGCACGAGGATGTACCTGCCGGCCACGCTCTACGACAACCCGGATAAGGAGTTCGTTGCGAGCTACGAGGAGAAGCTACTGTCGAGCCCAGCGCACATCAGGCAGGCGCTTCTGTACGGCAACTGGTACGCGACGGTAGGCAGTTTCTTCGGAGACGACTGGATCGAGGCAATCCACGTTGTAGAGCCGTTCAAGATCCCCAACGACTGGCCACGCTTCCGTGCGATGGACTGGGGGTACAAGACGAACGGGACGATCGGATGGTTTGCTCTCGACGAGGACGACAACCTTTATTGCGAACGGGAGTTCTCCTTCAAGGAGATGAACGCGACCGAGGTCGCCAAGAGGGTCAAGGAGATCGAGATTGAACTCGGTCTGTGGAAGGGCGGTCGATCGAAGATCACCGGCCCGGCAGACACGCAGCTCTGGGAGGAGCGTGGAGAGAGCGGAAAGAGCAAGGCGGAGGAGTTCGCCGCGCAGGGCGTGATGTGGCGCAGGGCGGACAAGCGTTCGAGGGCGAGGAACGCCGAGCGACTTCTCGCGCGCCTCAAGGACCATCGAGGTCAGACGACCCGGCCAGGCATCATGTTCTTTCGGAACTGCAAGAAGTGCATTACGACGATCCCGACGATCGGCGTCGATCCTGGCGACAGCGAGGCGCCGAAGAAGGGCGGCGAGGATCACTGGCTGGACATGGTAATGTATGCCTGCGCGTACGCTTCGCGCGGGCAGGGGGCAGTCGGTCTCCCGTCCGAGGAGAGAGAGGAAGACGAGCGGGAGTCCGGCGGGTCGAGAGGCCGCTTCGGGTACGGATCCAAGCTTTTCTGAAAGGTCCGCGATGGAAGAAGAAACTGACGTTGAGCTCGAAGTCGGAGGCGGTTTTGAGCCGAAGGAGGCCGAACTCGTATACGACGAGGCGGCTCCGAATCTCGTCGAGACGTTCGCGTCGACGGAGAAGGGTAGGAAGGCGCTCAAGAGGCTTGCCGACCAGGTCCGAAAGGACTTCGACGCGGCCTGGAGCGGCGCGGAGGCGTATCGCGAGAGGATCGCGAACGACTTCAAGATCTTCACAGGAGATCTTCCGAAGAAATCTTTCCCCTTCGAGGACAGCGCGAACGCGAACGTGCCGATCATGCTGGAGACCCTATCACGAGTGACCGCTCGCTCGTCAAGCGAACTTTTCGGCGACTGGACGAACGTCTTCTCCGTCCTCCCGATGACCCCGGACGACGAGCAGCTCGCGTACCTGCTGACGAAGCACGGGAACTGGCAGATCAGGAACGAGCTCACGGACTTCCGACGGCAGATCGGCAGCCGCGGCATGCTTCTTTTCTACACCGCTGGTGACGTTGTCTGCCACAGCTATTACGACTCGGCGAAGAAGCGGAACAGGCACGACATCCTGACGTGCGACGAGTTCTTTATGCCGTACGTCTTCACGACGACGGAGCCGGACCTCTCCGACGTCCCGTACATGGGGAAGGTTCTTCACCGGTACCGGCACGAGCTACAGAGGATGCGCGGCGAGTGGTCCGGCGTCGACGAGGTCATCGCGCGCGAGCCTCCGAGCTGGGACGACGATCCTGAGCAGGTCGCTCACGAGTCGATGGCGCAGACGATGGGGATCGAGAAGCCGGACGACTCCTCGCGAGCGCCGTACAAGCTCATTGAGTACGTCGGCTGGGCCGAGCTTCCGAACCAGGAGAACGATCGCTTCATCCGGGCGATCATGGACTACACGACGAAGAACCTGTTGCTACTTCAGATTCACGAGGAAGAAGATTGGCAGGATCGGGCTCGCTTCGACAGGCAGAACGAGGAGCTCGAACGGTACCGCGCGGCTCGAGCTGCCGAGGCGGAGCATCAGGCGATGGTCGAGCAGGCCGCGGGGATGGTCGATCCCATGACCGGGATGCCGATCGACGTCAACATGATTCACCCGCCGCCCGAGCCGGCGATTCCTCCCGGCTGGGCGGAGAATCCCGACGACCCGATGACCTCTCCTGACCCGATTCGGATGGTGCCCATCCGACTATTCACTCACGCGGTCTGCATCGAGCCGCTCGTCGGGTCGCTCGGCATCGGGTTCGGCCGCATTCAGAGCGACTTCAACGCAGCGGCGAACGTCGCGTTCAGTCAGTACACGGACGCGGCGACGCTCGCGAATGTTTGCAGTTACATCACGCCGGAGGGGGTCGAGTTCGACCAGCCGTTCAGTGTCCGCCCCGGCGCGATCAACAAGGTGAAGGGGATCGGCCCGAGCGACCTCGGAAACGCGATCAAGGAGCTGCGTCCGAGCCCGGCGAACGAGCAGCTCGTGAACGTCATCAAGATGATGTACGACTGGGGCCAGAGCGCGATTCAGGCTCCAGCAGTCCTCTCTGGCGAGCCCGGAAAGAGCGGCGAGACATACCGAGGCCTGTCGACTCGCGTCGAGCAAGCGACGAGGCAGCTCTCGGTTGTCACCCGAGTTTACGCCGACTTCGTTGAGGGCATCCTGAAGAACAACGCGAAGCTCAACGCGCAGTTCCTCCCCGACGAGCAGATCCTGTACCTCAACGACACGAAGTTCGGAGGCGGCGAGGAGATCGTCGTGGGCCGGTCGATGTACCAACGCGACTACCGCGTGGAGATCCGCAGCGATCTTCGCTTCGCGAGTCAGGCGCAGAAGATCAGTGAAGCGGACGAGCTCTTGCAGATGCCCGGGGCCGTGCCTCCGCTTCAGACGGACACGGCGTTCGTCCATCACGCGGTGAGGAAGGCGCTGGAGGCGAGGAATAAGCACGAGATGATTCCTCTCCTTGGCCCGCCGCCGCCTCCTCCCACCACTCCGTTCGGAGCGCCGCCTCCGATGCCAGGAATGCCTCCTGGCGCACCAGCCGGGATGCCCGACCCGAGCGCAGCGGGCGCCCCGCCGGACATGGGCGGAGAGCCGCCGCCTGAGGAGGCACCGGTATGATCGATGACGAAGACGGGTCGTGGCTCAGGCACCCCGGGACCGTTCGGCTGAGAAAGAAGATCGCGAGCGAGGCAACGGCAGCGCTCACCGACCTTCTGTCTCGCGCGGCGAGCAGTTCCGATCCGGCCGTGCGAGCGGCGTTTGCGAAGTTCGACGAGAGGCAGCGAGTCCTCGGGACTCTGGGAGGAAAGAATGCGGGAGCGGAAACTGATTGACGTGGCAGCGCGAGCGGCGGAGACGGAGAAGGGGCTTACGGAGCTGGAACGGAGGATCCGCGAGAGGCAGTCGCCGGCCGGCTCCCTCGGCCTCCCGTCCCTGCTCGACGAGCGCCGGCTGCGCTTCGCCATCCCCGACGGGGCGTTTCGCACGCAAGCGGTGTTCGACCGCATCCTCGTCTGGCAGGTCTCGGACTGGGAGGGCGAGACGTACGGCGACACCATGATCGTGATGCCTGAGCTGGCGAAGGCGCGGACTCAGGAGGCGGCGCCACGAGGGATTCTCATCTCCGCTGGGCAACTCGCGCTCGACGGCCTGCGGAGCAACGGGATAGAGCTCGGGCACGTCGTTCGTTTCATTCGTCTCGCCCCCTGGCGAATGCGCGTCGACACGATCGGCGGACAGGAGCAGCACGCGCTCATCCTGCGAAGTGGCGACCTCATCGGCTCCGAGGATCTTCGCGACGAACTTCGCTCGAACCCCGGAGCCATCTCGTTCAACGCCGAGACGGGACAACACGAGTACATGGGCGCGGTACGTACCTCGCCAGATCACCCTGACGATTACTGAGGAGAGAGACGATGGCGAAAGAGGAGAAGAAGGAGATCGCATCCGAAGATGCGGCGAACGAGCGGGACGTCGCGAAGGTTCGTGCGGCGATGAAGTCTGCGCCGAAGGACGACGAGGACGTTCCTGAGATCGCGATCTCCGAGCCCGAGGACGACGAGCCCGAGGAGCGAGAGGACGATCGTCCGTCTCGGTCGGAACGTCGCGCAAACAGGTATCGCGAGCAGGTCGATCGGGCAGAGCAGGCGGAGCGAAGGGCGAAGGAGCTCGAAGACCGTCTCTCCTGGCTCGAGCGGCAACAGCGTCCGGAGCCGCGAGCCCCGGAGCCTCCTCCGGCGCCGAAGCCGAACCCGGAACTCGGACGGATCCGCCGCGAACAGGATGCTCTCCAGACGCAGTACGAGAACGAGCGGCTCTCGGGGACGCTCACGCAGGAACGCCTCGTCGAGTACCAGAGGAAGTACCGCGACCTCACGGACCAGGCGACGCAGGCGGCAGCCGACGAGCTGGTCGACAGGAAGCTCGAGCAGCGCCTCGCGATGTACCGCAAGGAGGCCGAGGCCGCCGCCGTCCGCGAGAAGCACGCCGACGTATACGACCACGGGAAAGCGCTTCAGTGGGCTCGCGGGTACTACCACCAGCAGCTCGCCATGGGCCGCCCGGACACCCGCGCACTCTTTGACGAGAGCATGGACGCGGCGCGGAAGAACTTCCGACTCTCCGGCCACGGCGCCCCGTCGCAGGAGAGCAAGAGCCGGTTCGTCAGCAGCTCGAGCAACTCCGGAGGGGCGCGATCCGCCGGGACATCTCCGCCGGCCACCATCCGAATGACCAAGGAGTTTCGTAGGATGGCTGACGCTTTTGCCCCGCATATCAAGGACGAGGCGAAGCGGCATCAGTTCTGGGTCAACAAGGTCGGCCGGAAGATCGTTGAGGGAAAATGACTTGACAGTCAAGTTTAGGCGTGGGAGAGTCTCTGCACGACGCTCGGACGTGCCGCGTCTTTGCGTTGATCGACGGAAGTCGGCCGCACGGCTCCGTTGCTCGTTCTGCGGGGACCCTCTCGCGCTGGTCTGCAAACAGCGAGAAAGGGAACCCGTATGAAGCAAGAGCAAAAGAAAGAGCAAGGGAAGCGTCGGACGGATCCGGAACCGCGTTTTCACGACGTCACGGCGAGCTGGGTGAAGCTTCGGAACAAGGATCCGAACCGGCACTACGTCTACGTCAACAAGGGCGACGCGGCGCAGGGCGTCGAATACTACCAGTCCATCGGGTACGAGATCGAGCACTACCGCGAGGGCGGGGTTCAGCCTCACGGGAAGCAGGAGCCCGGGTCTGAGATCGAGAAGCGGGGGCACGTCCTCATGAGCATCTCGAACGAGGACCACGCCAAGCTCGTCATGTACGGCCCCGACGGCGTGACCGGGCAAGCGGCGCAGGATCGCCTTGAGGCCGAAGCGATCGGGTTCAAGAAGCGAGGGCAGGTCGACCACCTGCGCGGGCAGCACGGACGACCGATGATCTCGGTCATCAACGAGACGTCTCCGGCCACGCCGGAATAGCGATAAGGAAAGAAGATGGCGGATAATCCTCAGCTCTACGGCTTCCGATTCCACTCCACGAAGAGCGGTTCGGGCACGCCGCACGTTGTGAAGAAGGCAGTGGCTTCTGGGTACGCCGGGCAGCCCGACGGTGCGACCACGGTGAATATCAACCCCGGCGACGTCGTGAAGGTAGTCAACGACGGAACCGTAGCTCTCGCGGCAGCCGGCGATACCGGACTCTTTGGCGTCGTGGTCGGCATCGCGCCGTACTGGGACGGGTCGAAGATGCAGCGAGGAAGCGATCTTCCTAGCGGAACCACGTACAGCACGAACATCTCGCGACAGAGCTACGTTCACGTCATTCCGTTCTACGACGCCATCTTTGAGGTTGACTGCGACGACGCAGCGACGGCCACCACGTTCCTCGCCTACCAGGCGTTTGTGGGCGAAAACTGTGATCTCGCCGTGTCGTGCGACGCAACGAGCAAGAAGTCGTTCTACCGCCTCGACATCAGCGGGCACGGCACCGGGTCTGCGCAGTTCCGCATCTGGGACGTGAAGCAAGACGGGCCAAACGCAGACTTCTCCGGCAACTACGTGAAGGTTCTCGTGGTCGCCAACGAGACGACGGCCGCTCTGGCCGGATACGACAGCGGCGCCAGCGGCACCTGATAGGAGCTACGAAGGACCATGACCGTCTTTACAAGCACGATTGCGAACACGTTGAAGGAGACGATCGACAACATCGTCGACGACGACACCGACGGCCTCGAGTCGAACGCCGTCTTCAAGCTCTGGATGGACGAGAAGACCATGTCCGACAACTTCGAGGACGACCTCGAGATGGGCGGCCCTGGTCTTGCGCAGGAGAAGGCAGAGGACGCGGAGATCGCGACCGGAACCATGTCCGAGGGGTATATCACTCGGTACATCGCGCGCACGTTCGGCCAGAAGATGATCATCTCCGAGGAGGCGATGGAGGACGCGAAGTACCCTCGCGCCATCGCTCTTGCTCGGAAGCTGAAGCGTTCGCTGTGGAAGACCGCGGACTACGACGCGACCAATGTTCTCGTGCGCGGCTGGAATAGCAGCTACACGGGCGGCGACGGCGTCTGCCTGTTCAGCTCCTCGCACACGCTGCCGAACGGCGGCACGTTCAGCAATACGCTCGCGACGCCGCTCTCTCCGAGCGTCGCCGCTGTTGCCGCTGTGACGACCGCGATTCGGAAGCTCCCCGGCCACGACAGTCTCATCGAGGGCGCCGAGCCTACGAAGATCGTCTGTCCCGTGGACCAGTGGGCGATCTGGTCGCAGATCCTGAACAGCAACTTCACGCCCACGGCCGGCAACTTCGCTGAGATCAACGTAGCGAAGAACGACCTCAGCCTGAAGGTCGTTCCGATCAAGTATTGGTCGAACACCACGACGAACTGGGCGATGCTCACGGACGTCGACAACGGACTTCAGTTCCGCTGGCGCCGTCGTCCGAAGGCGCGGACCTGGGTCGACAACGACCACGAGAGCATGAAGCACTCGATCAGCGCCCGCTGGGCACGCGGCTGGAGCGATCCCCGTTGTGCCTACGGTTCGCAGGCTTGAGGGGAGAGAATCATGGCGGTTTACGGAGCATTCACGTTCCCGCAGGTGCCTTCCTACCCGGTAGGCGCTGGCCTGCGTCACGAGTACGGGACGATCGTGCCGCCTGGCGGCGAGGTCGTTGCGTACGTTCGATCCGGCGGCGTACAGGACGGGGATCATCCTGACGTCCGAGCGAAGCTGGTGACCACCCTGAACGCTGCGCTCGCCCTCTGCCGATCGGCGCGCGGCGACGCCGTCGTCGTGCTCGAAGGCCACGCGGAGAACATCTCCTCGGCGGATCAGATGAGCAGCCTCGTGGCCGGGACGCGAATTCTCGGTCGCGGCCACGGGACGGCTCGCCCGACGTTCACCTGGACGGCGGCGACCGCGACGTTCCTCCTCGACGTGGCCAACGTCCACATCGACAACTGCATCCTGAACATGGACCCTGGGACCGGTTCGACCACTGTGGCAGCCCCCATCACCGTCTCGGCGGCTGGGTGCGCGATCACGAACTGCCAGATCCGGCTCTCGACGGACGCGAACAGCAAGACGACGATCGGCGTGACGACGACGGCGGCTGACCTCACCATCGCCAACTGCTTCGTC